GGGCCGGTGACAGCCCCTCTCTGAACTTCAGTTCGTCATAGGTCGTCCACGTCATGCTTACCACCTTGTCCAGTGAGAGTTTCTGCAACGCACGCCGCGACGCCGACTCTGGCGCGGTCGTAGGCACGTCTAGCAACCCGTATGCCCTCGACAGCAGAAAGCAGCTGGACTTGAAGGCGCTGGCCGAACTGCAGCGGAAGCTCGAAGAGCTTGGCCCTCCACCGTCGAGAGAATATCGAATTCACCCTGACGACCTTGCAGAAATCCAACGGTTCTTTGCGCCCATGCCTGGTGAAGCGCCTGTTACCCATTGGCTGAGCCTGCGCCTCATCCCTGATGCCGATGCGCCGCGTCTGCCGCGCCTGAAGGGAACACCGTGAAGCGCCATGCCAACCGCGCAGCCCCCACGCCCATCGTGTCCGAGCCGCGGCGCGTGGTCGCCGGCTGCTCCCACAAGCGCTGCTACGACAACGCGAACACCGCGCGGCGCGTGGCCAAGAACATGCGACGCCACCTCGACCGATGCAAGGTCGACGCGTACCGCTGCACGCACTGCCACTTCTGGCACATCGGGGAGGTCTGACCATGGCCATATTCGCACCCGTTCACTCCGGCCGCCGCGACTGGTTTCGCATCCTTCGTGACCTGTCCGCGGCCGGGGTGTCCATGTCCAAGGTCGCCAGGAAGTGCAATCGGACCGTCTCGTCGGTGCGTAGCTGGGCCGATGGAGGCGATCCGAAGGACACGGACGCTCGCATTGTCCTTGCGCTCTATGCCCGGCACTGCCCACTCAAGTACCTGGAGCACCAGGCCCTCTACGAGATCCGCGCCGCGATCGACGCCACCGTCGACCTGGGCGAGAACCACGACCTGCCGTTCGCAGGATGACTACCCAGGGAAAACCCAAATGAGAACCATCGCCGCCATTCTCCTGCTGTCCGTGCTCGCCGCCTGCAACGGCGACGGAGCCAGCCCCTTCGACGCACCGGACAAGACCGCCGAGCCGGTGACGTGTGCGGCTTCGGCGAGCTGCGGCTGAGAAATCAATGAATCAAGCCAAATCAAGTTCGTCCGGCACGCATGGCGGACGCCGTGCTGGCTCTGGCCGCAAGCCTGGTTCGGCCACCAAGCGCACGCGCGAGATCGCCGACAAGGCCGCTGCCGAGGGGATCACTCCGCTCGAGTACATGCTGCAGATCATGCGCGCGCCGTCTGACCACGAAGACCCCAGGGTGCAGGCTGCCCGAGAGGCGATGCGTTTCGAGGCTGCCAAGGCCGCGGCACCCTACATCCACCCGCGCTTGGCAGCGACCGAACACACCGGCAAGGATGGCAAGGATCTGGGCATTCCCGTGCTGATCATCGAATCGGATGACGAGGACTGATGGGCCAGCCGCGGTTCAAGGTTAAGTTCACCGCCAAGCAAAAGCGGGCGATCAAGTCACAGGCCACCGAGATCCTGTACGGCGGCGCCGCGGGCGGCGGCAAAAGCTACTTCATGCGCGCGCTGGCAATCATCCTGTGCATGCTGATCCCGGGCCTGAACGTCTACCTGTTCCGCCGGATCTACGACGACCTGATCAAGAACCATATGGAGGGCACCGGCGGCTTTCCGGTGATGCTCGCCGACATGATGCGCACCGGCCTAGTCACGATGGTGGCCGACGAGATCCGCTTCTGGAATGGCTCGAAGATCTTCCTGTGCCACTGCCAGCACGAAAAGGATCGCTTCAAGTACCAGGGCGCTGAGATTCACGTCCTGCTGATCGACGAAGCCACAATGTTTACCGAGGTCATCTATCGGTTCCTGCGCGGCCGGCTGCGCGCGCCGAACCTGCCGATCCCAGAATTTGCAACCGCCTACTTCCTGCAGAAGTTCGGCGTGCACCTGCCGGCCAAGATTCCACTGGCACTGCTCGGCTCCAACCCGGGCAACATCGGCCACCAGTGGGTCAAGAACTCGTTCATTGACGGCACCCAGCCCTTCGAGGTGCGCCAGATGTCCAAGACCGAGGGCGGCATGCTCCGGCAGTACATCCCGGCCAGGTTGGAGGACAACCGACACTTGGACGCCGAGGACTACGAGGGCAAGCTGCAGGGCCTGGGCTCGCCAGAACTCGTGAAGGCCATGCGGCACGGCGACTGGAACATCGTCGCCGGCGCATTCTTCGACCACCTGTCGGAGGATCGCCACAAGCTGCCCGCGTTCACGCCGCCGGTGCACTGGACTCGCTTCCGGTCGCTGGACTGGGGCAGCGCCAAGCCGTTCTCGGTCGGCTGGTGGGTCGTGGCCGAGCCCGAGTGGGTCAAGTTCTCCGACGGCAAAGAGCGCATGCTGCCCGCCGGCGCGCTGATCCGCTATCGCGAGTGGTACGGCGCCGAGAAGGACACCGATGGTCGCAGCAAGCCCGACAAGGGCCTGCGCCTGAGCTCCGAAGCCGTGGCGCGCGGCATCCTTGAGCGCGAGGCCGGCGAGAAGATCGACGAGAGTCTGAGCCCGGCCGACCCGTCGCTGTGGAAGGAAGACGGCGGCCCCAGCCACGCCGAGCGCATGCTCAAGTGCGATCCGAAGCGGCCCGGCCAGCTCGTGGGCCCGCGCTTCAAGCCGGCGGATAACCAGCGCGTGAACGGCTGGCAGCAGATGTACGACCGGCTGAAGTGGGCTGAGATGGATCACGGCGCGCCCATGCTGTACGTCACCGAGAACTGCACCGACTGGTGGCGTACGGTGCCCGCGCTGATGCACGACGAGCACAAGCACGAGGACATCGACACGCGCATGGAGGACCACGCCGGCGACGACACGCGCTACGCCTGCATGGCCAGGCCGGTCTCGCGCGTCGAAAAGAAGAAGGCGCCGACGGGCCCGAAACCGTTCACCCTCGAGTGGGTGCTAGCCCAGAAGTGAGCCAATCGGGCGGAAAACCCGGAGCCCATCCGCGCCCAATAGCTGCATGTCCCTCGCAGCCGCCAACGTCGTTCCGACCTTCCATCTTCGCCGCAAGCTCGTCGCCGATGACCTGCTGAGGCTGGACGATCCCGCGGTCATCTTCGAAGGCGACTGGCGCGACAGCGACGGCGTGCCGGTCTATGCCTACAGCGTGGCGGGCATCCTCGATGGCGAGCGCCTGCAGGATGGCTGCACCGTCGGCGGCGAGGTGATGCTGATTCACGCCGACACGCGCGAAGAGGCCGACGCCATCGCGTGCATGGGCCTGCAGGACACCATCGACGCGCTGGGCCGCGCCGAAAGCCAAATGCTTGACGCCGCCGCGGCTCTGGGCCGGCTGGGCCAGGTCGGCCACATGGGTCGCATGGAAGCCGCGCTCAAGCCGGCCAGCGACATGAGCGACCAGTTCGTGCGCGACGCAGCCGCGATCCGACCGCTAATCGGCGACGACATCGTGCTCACCACAGGCGGCGCATCTGATTCCTCCACCAACTGAAAGGGCATGCCATGAAAGGCAAGAAAAAGGGCGGCGGCAAGAAGCGCGGCTGCTGAACGTGTTCCCTGGGTGGTGCGGCCCCTTGCTTCGCACCCGGCTGGTTGGGCCGTTCTCGACCGCGATTCATAGGAACTCGCCACCATGGCCAACAAGCTCAAGCAACTCGGTACCGTCTCGTCTGCCGCTGCCGGTATCACGATCAGCGGCTCGACCAACGCCACGCCCATCGTCGTCACCCTCGGATCCGGCCACGGCCTGAAGGAAGGCGACCGCATCGCCATCTCCGGCGTGACGGGCAACACCAACGCGAACGGAACCTGGACGCTGTCCAGCGTCGGCGCGACGACCGCCACGCTGGTCGGTTCGGCCGGCAACGGCACGCACGGCGGCACCGTCCGCGTCGGCGTCGTCTGCGACTCGACGCCCGTCATGCGCAACCACTCGGCGGCGCTGCAGACCTACGGCAACCTCGTGGGCACGGTCGACATCGAGGCGTACGACAACTACGACGACTTCTCGGCCGGCGTGAACAACTCGGGTGCCACTGCTCCGGTCCTGGCGCCGTCGCTGGCCACTCAGAGCGCGGGCTCGAGCTCGGCTCCGGCCAAGAGCACGATCACCGCCGCGACGACCAACGCGGGCCTGGTGGCCGAGATCAAGATCTCGCGCATCATGCGCATGGTCTGCACGGCCTTCACCTCCGGCGCCATGGGCGCTGCGATCGAGGCCTGATCCGATGGCGCTGCCGGGCGTTCCTCCCGTGGCGGCACCCGCCGCGCCTCAGCCAGCAATGGCGGGCGCGGCGCCTGTCCAGCCGATGCAACCGACGACCGCGCGGCCTGATCCCTCTCCGGAGGACATCAAGCTCGCAGCCGACTACCTCAAGCGCATCGAGGCCGCCAAGAATCGCCCGCAGACCAAGAAGGCCATCGACACCTTCAAGCGAAACCGTCAGCTGCTCCGCGGCATCGACCCGGACGACAGCGGCGGCAAGAAGAAGTTCCGCACGAATCTGTTCTTCGCCAACCTGGCGATGATGCGCCCCCAGGTCTACGCCAAGGACCCGGAATACAGCGTCAAGGTCTCGTCCAGCGTCCCCGAGGACAAGCTGGAGATGTGGAAGGCGTTCGCCGCCACATGCGAGACGGTGCTGACGGCAGAGCTCGTCAAGGGCTGCAAACTCAAGAAGCGGGCCAAGCGCCTGCTGACGTCCACCTTCGCCACGTCGGTGGGCTGGTGGAAGCTCATCTTCCAGGAGGACAAGCGCACCGATCCCCTGGCGATGAACCAGATCAAGGACACGCAGGATGAGCTGATGCGCCTGCAGGCCTTGCGCGAATCGATGAACGACCCGCTGTCGATGCGCGACACCGACCTGCAACTGGCCGAGCTCCAGCAGACGCTCGAAGGCCTGAAGTCCAACAGCGAGATCACGATCAGCCGCGGCCTCGTGTTGGACTTCGTGCTGGCCGAGGACATCCTGATCCTCGACCCGAGCGTGCGCGAGCTGGGCGACTACGAGCGCGCGTCGGCCATGTCGCACCGCGTCTGGTTCACCCGCAGCGCGTACCGCGCGCGCTTTGGCTACGAGCCCAAGGGCACGCGCACGTTCACCGAGGCCACGGGCCCGGGCAATGGCGGCAGCGGCGAGAACCGCAGCGGCGACGCCACGTCCGATGACGACCTGTTCGAAGTTCACGAGGTCTGGGACCAGGACAAGAGCCGGGTGTTCCACGTCTGCGTGGGCGAGAAGGGCTTTTGCTGCGAGCCGACGTCCCCTGACTGGACGGGCGAGCGCTGGATACCGTTCTTCCTGCTCATGTTCAACGAGACGGACGGCGACATGTTCCCGCTGTCGGACGTGGAGCTGACCGAGCCCCTGGTGCGCGAGTACAACGAGGCGCGCGACGACCTGGAGCAGGATCGGCGCGACACCCGCCCGTTCACTGTCCTGCGCAAGGGCGGCGCGCTGACCCCGAAGGACGCGGAGAACATCCGCAACCGCCGCGGCAACGACATCGTCGAGATCGAAGGCAACGGCGGCAGCACGCCGCTGGCCAACGACATCCAGGCGATCACGCTGGGCCACATCGACCCGCAGAACTACAACACGCAGCCGGCGCGCGCCGACATCGAGCAGATCATCGGCGGCGGCGACGCGGCGCGCGGCACCGTCATGGAGGCCAAGACGGCCACCGAGGCCGAGATCCTGAACCAGGGCCTGCGCGGGCGAAGCGCCGAGCGCCAGGACATCATGGAGGACCTCCTGTCCGAGGTTGGCACGACGGGACTGCAGATCCTCCTGCGCAAGCTGACCCCGGACGAGGTCAAGACCATCGCCGGCGACTCGGCGCAGTGGCCGTCGGCGCTGGGCATCGACCAGATCTTCCGCATGGTCTCGCTCGACGTGCGCGGCGGCTCGACCGGAAAGCCCGATCGCCTGCAGGACCAGGACCGCTGGACGAAGCTGCTGCCGGTCATCGAAAAGACGGTCGAACAGGTCAGCGAACTGCGCGCCAAGGGCCAGAACGAGCTCGCCGGCGCGCTGGTGGAACTCACCCGCGAGACGCTGCGGCGCTTCGACGAGCGCCTGGACATCGAGCAGTTCCTGCCCAAGACGGATCCGGCCCAGCAGGTCGACCCGCAGGCCATGGCCATGGAGAACCAGCAGCTCAAGCAGCAGGTTCAGGAGCAGGGCGACGAGCTGTCGAAGCTCAAGCTCGACCAGGACAAGGCCGAGATGACGACGGCGGCCACGCTGGCGACGTCGGCCAACCCTCAGATCGCGCTTCAGGCCTTCGCCATGGCCATGACGATCATCGAGAAGCTCGAGCAGTCCGGCGACACCGGCCAGGAGCCCGGCGCCGTCATGCAGTCACTGATGGCGGCCATGCAGCAGCACCCGATGATGCAGCCGCCGC